GTTGAAGGTCGGTGAAATCAACGAAATCCGTTGGCGGTTACCGTTGATGTCATGGAGAGAGATTCCGGTTCCGCCTGCTGCGATATTAACTACAATGACATGTTCTTTATCGTCCTGAAAATCATCGATAATCTGCTGGCGTTCAACCGCAGTCTGTCCTCCTACAATCGACTTACATTCAAGTAATGTTGATAGTGTATTAGCGGTATCTGTAAAATTAACGAACAACACTACACTATGTCCTTGATCGATATAGTCTTTTGCCATGTCAGCCATATCCTTAGCTTTGAGGGACTCAGCCAGTTGCCGTGCGCGTAACAAATTAACTAGCACCCAGTCACTATCTTCGACAGTCCCATTCTCTATGAGGTTGGTTATAATCTCGGGCGTGATCCCTAACTCTTTGTATGCTTTTGCGATCTTAGTAGCGGAACCAAAAGCTATTGGCTCAATAAAAATCCTGTTCTCTTTAAAAGAATCGGGGAAATCGTCCACCGTTAGTTTTTTAACGTTCTTGTTATACATGACCTTGTTAAGATCCTTAAGTTTAGCACCTCTTTTTAGCTCCCATGCGTTCCACTCATTCTGGAAACATCCATACTGCATCATCCAACTGAACCAACTTTTCAAACCTTTGTCAGTCTTGTTAAGATTATGGAGGCCTAAGGCGAAACCAATAGGCCTCATCTCAGTAGGGTCCTCAGCGGCGGTCGCACTCATGGCGTGAACTGAGTATCCTTGCGTAACTAGTGATACTAACAACTGAGCGTTCTGGGTATACGGTCCTTTACATTTGTGGACCTCGTCTACGAAGATAATAGTGTCCTTAGGTAGCCTCCACTGCATGATCTTCTTGCCGCGCTTGGACATGAAGTCTGTTTTACCCGTCCTTATCTTCTCGTAGTTAAGGACGAATAAAGGCTCGATACCTATCTCAGTTAACTCACGTTGCCATGAAGGTATGACCGCCTTTGGGCAAAGGACCGCAACGGGCCTATTAAGATGTTTAGCGAGGTGAGCAGCTACCACCGTCTTACCAGTTCCGACGTGGCTTGAGTCTAGTGTATTACTGCCCGACTCCTGACAGTTAACGAAGAAGTCGAAAGCTTCTCGCTGTTTGGGGTATAGTGTTTTCATTGATCATTGCTATTGTTTTATTGTTTTATTTCTATAGTAGACCGCTACCAAATAACTGTCGATCATACCATCGTGTGGTGTTCGGCATCTTTTGTTAGCGAGCCAATTCTCGCTCGGGGCGAGTTGCGTTGCAAGCTCTAATGCAACTTTTTTTGTCTGTCCTTTGGGGACCCTCCCCAATAGTTCTTTCTGCCATCTATGAACAGAGATTCGGGATACAGGATACCCTTTACATTCAGCCATTCCAATTAACTTACCGAAGCTTATGGCCATAGACCTCATCGCTTGTGAGCTTCTAGCGTGGGCGAGGGGCTCCTCGATTGCTAGCTCAAAATCGGTGTTAAAGTCTAGTAGCCATTGGTTGACAATTTTAACGTCGATTTCTTTCTTTTTAGAAAGCTGGCGGTTGGGCATCCTAATTTTGTCGATGACGCTACCATCAAATTTAGATATTGCACAAAGCCCGCCATCTAACCCATTGTCTACCCCGACAATCATACTTCAAGAGCTTCTAAAGCGTCTTGGTCTCTTTTGGCTTGTTCTATTTTCTTTTTAGAGAGAGGGTATTGTTCAGCAAGGGGTCTATCTTGACCTTCCCACTTACCGCCTTTTTCGAGGCGCTTCTTATAGATAGCGCACATCTCTAGGTGGCGACCTTCAATATCTTCGTCACTCGTAATCCTAGTCCCTTCATAATCTCCGACACCCCCCATAGGACCAGTATATATTTCGCGGTAGGCTACTACGTGGTAGATATCTACTTCCTCTAGCTCTTCCTTTCTAGCTAAGGGGTTTTTAGTCCCTCTGCCTTTATAACTAGTGACCACCCAGAAGTAATCACCAACTCTTGTCTTGAATATTATATCGTTTATCTTCATATTATATAATTTAAGGATTTAATTTGACTGGAGGAATTCTATCAAATTTCTCAGGACAATACAAATTGTCGCACTCACCACCAGAAACTGGATTACTGCAAGTACCGCACTCACGCTCCTCACTAAGCAGAGCTTTCGCTAGAATAGAGTAGTTCACGAGATCCTCACAGGCATCGTCAACTGACTCACCGGCTACTTTTAATTCACCATCGTTAACGAACGATTTAATACGCATCAGCTTATCTTGCATTCTTAACAAGAGTCCGGTAACCGGATGAAGGCCGAGCGATTTAGCAGTCTTAAAGTTGGCGAGTGCATCGACAGTGTTTTCACCACCGCAGTAGTCGCTGTTCTTTGCTCGCATAATGTCGAGCGTTTTCGCGCACGTCTCTTGGTGAAGACGAAATAGTGTTTCTGGTTTCATTTTACAGGTATTGAGTCTCCTCTGACTAGTAGGCCATCGCCCTCAGCAGGTACAAGAATCCTGATCCCTTTCGGCAAGGATTGCAAGTAGAATACTTCACGAGCCGTTGAAGGCTTCACGCGATACCATAGACCGTCGGCAGTATCGACAGGAAAGCGGAAATCCGCCCCCTCATCTATTCGGGTGATGAACTTAGGCCCTACTTCTGGTTCACGTTCTTGGAACATCGTTAATTATATTTATCGATATATTAAGGAATGTGAAGGAAAAAATTCAATCTTCCTTGGGGATGATCTCAACGTCCACTACATCACTTCTCATCCGCGACACCGCCCCCTTACCTTTATCCGCTAGACTGTTGTTAAGGACAGACACGTCGATTACGAGCTTACCCTGTCCTGAACCCCCTCCCTTAGCATTTAAACCTAAGTTCCTTCTTATAAGTTGGTCTAGTTCGGAGAGTTCCCTTACGGTTCGAGGTGCCTTAAGGTTCTTTATCGAGTCTCTAAGTAGTTTAATACTGGCACTAGCAATATAGCTTTGATATTGGTCAGCGGGGGTTACTTGGGCGTCAGCTATTTCTGCTAACTCCGCGTCTTCTTTAGCGGAGGCTATCCGCCGAAGCTCACTAGCCACATCACCATGGTAGTCCTCTAAGATGTCGTCGGCGTGTTCCCCCTCTTCGATTCGTTTTTCAACCGCCTCCACTGCCTTGTTGTCGGCCTCAATAAGGGGGCGAAACACACGAGCGGGTAGGCTGGCTTTCTTGAACCACTTCCTCACCGTCTCTCGGTGGACGTGCATCTGATTAGCTATCCCTTTATTAGAGAGCCCCTGTTGTAATAGAGTGTAAGCCTCTTTGAAACGGGGGTTCTTTGCCATCTGTTCATCAAAGAGTTTCTTGTCAGTTGGTTCTGAGTCCATTAAAGTGATGTCACTATGAGTAAGCGGGTCTCTAAAAGCAAGCAAGTTCTTGAGCCAAGGGTCAACCCTACGACGAAGGAGATGGACGTGGGTGGTCTGGCTATTAAGACAACTAGCCTTATTACGGCCTTACTATATGGGTTCGCACACCACCCTAAGGTAATTGCGAAGGAATATTACTTCTGGAGAATATGTGACGAACTTTGGAACCGCGACGATTTACCAGAGCCTATGATGGTCCGGCACCCTTGGGCGGAACAAATGATACGGGCCGCAATTAAACATAAATATTTAGCGATTGGGGGTTCAGCTTCGTCTGGTAAGTCACACACGATGGCCGCGTGGGGTATCGTCCAGTGGCTAAGTCAGCCTCGCGATACACTGGTCCTGATGACATCGACCACCTTACGGGAAGCACGGAAAAGGATATGGGGTTCAGTAATGTCTTTGTTGTCGGTGATTGACGGTGCGCCGATCAAGATAAGGGACTCAATCGGGAACGCCGCGTATATCGATGAAAACGGGACGCTTATCGAACGGGCTGGATTATCACTTATCGCAGCGGAGAAGTCTAAAACACGGGAGGCAATCGGCAAATTCATTGGAATCAAACAGAAGCGTATAATACTTGTCGGTGACGAACTCAGTGAAATCAGTGAGGCTATCCTTAATGCTGGACTGACTAACCTATCTAAAAACCCGTTTTTCCAGATGATTGGTATGTCCAACCCAAATAGCCGATTCGACGCTTTCGGTGTCTGGTCAGAGCCTAAGAAGGGTTGGGAGTCCATAGATACACAGACCGCTGATGAGTGGACAACGAAATGGAGGGGACATTACCTACGACTAGATGGGGAGAGGAGTCCTAATATTACGTTAGGGGAAGTTAAGTATCCTTGGCTACCGACCGCTGAGAAACTAGCGGAAGACAGGGCTCTATTAGGCGCGGAGTCTAGGGGCTACATGCGAATGGTCCGAGCCGTTTTCTTCGACAGCGATGAGACAACCGGAATCTATTCGGAGGCGGAGATGACTAAAAGCGGGGCCTTAGGTGACGTAGATTGGGTAGAAAAACCGACGATTATCGCCGGATGTGACCCTGCTTTCACTACAGGCGGGGACCGTACTATATTATATACCGCTGAGGTTGGCTACGCTCGTAATGGTCAGTATGTTTGTAAATTAGGGGAGGCGATACATCTTAATGATGACGCTACAAACAAAGCGGTTCCACGCACCTACCAGATTGTCCATCAAATTATCGACCACTGCAAACGACGCGATATTTCAGCTAGTAATCTAGCTATTGACTCCACCGGAGCTGGCGCACCTTTCTGCGATGTGTTAGCTGGCGAGTGGGAGAGTTCATTCATGCGCGTTACTTTTGGCGGTAAAGCGTCCGACAAGCGTGTCAGTATGAACAGTCAACTTACAGGTGAAGAACTCTACACGAACCGTGTGTCAGAACTCTGGTTCGTTGGTAAGGAGCTGATGAGGACAAGGCAGATCTACGGAATATCGTCGGATTTAGCTAAAGAGATGTGTGCCAGAAACTACGATATGGTGAAAACCGGATCACTTAAAGTGAAGATCGAATCAAAATTAGAGTTCAAAGCTCGGTTCGGTAGGTCACCTGACTTAGCGGATGCCGCGTTCCTTGCTCTTGATTGCGCTCGACAGCGGCTAGGGCTCGTGGCTGTTGACCCCCCGAAAGACGAAGATGGTAAGGGGTTCAGGAAACAGGTAACGATTAAGAGCCTGAGTGGTGCCTTAGATAACCCAAATACGACTCTATTGAGTTGACTTTTGGTGCTGTAATTATTTCCCTACATATATAAAAACTTTTCTTTAAACCCTTTGGTGCTGTAATTAGTAATAACAGCACCAAAGGCTATACGCGGACTTTTTTTTCCGATATACATAGAATTACCACAGCGTTGACATTACGTAGCTAAAAAGCTATTCTCACCCGTCGTGGCAAACTCCCGCTTTAAACGTCTCCCCTCAGGCCGTATACAGTATCACGGCGAAACCTTTGCTGGTTTCAACAAGCCTAAGAGAGCGCCAAAAGGGTCTAAAAAGAAGTTTGTCGTTCTAGGCAAAGAGGGAGACAAAATCAAGAAAGTTTCTTATGGCCACCGCGATTACAGCGATTTTACAAAACACAAGAACCCTAAGCGACGTGCGAACTTCCGTGCTCGCCACAACTGCAAAACCGCAAAAGATAAAACCACCGCTCGCCACTGGGCTTGCAAACACCTTTGGTAACTATGGCTAGATATAGAGACGACGAAGAAGATTTAGACACCGCCCCCGTAGACGAAAACGGGATGCCCGATTCTACACAAAGCAAGGCCGCCCTTTTAAAGGACGCTAGACCTAACCCTAAAAAGTCTTTTACTGAGGATAACCTACCTGAAGGTTATATGGTAGGTGGAATGTCTACCGCTGAGTTTAGAGACGCAAATAATAATGGGCTAGAGGATAGAGGCGAAGGTATATATCTAGGTAGGGACCTTGAGCCTAAGCCGTCCAACTATGGGGTCCCACCTACTGGGGGAATGTCGGGGCCTTCGGGCCCTACACGAGGGTCTGTATTCAACCCCCCATCGGCGCAATCCGATGAGTTTTATTTCGCAGCAGCTGGAGCTGACACCCCTCCAACTCCATCTGATCCAGTAGGGGCGGTTTCACCGCAGCCTGCCGTAGCTCCAGCAGCCCCCGCTCGAAACTTCTTTGATTACTTACCAGATAAGGATGAGAAAGGGTTCTCAGCACTACCTAAAGCCGAGACTTATGATCAGGCAACCGAAAGGGTCTCTTTCTTTGAACAGACCGGACAAGACATGAAGGCGTTTGTTGCTCGTCAAGACCCTCTGTTTAAACGTTCCTTTGCTAAACAGGCTCAGACAGGCAAAAGCACTTCTCCTTTAATGTTGAGGGGCCAACCTTTAGAGGGTAACGAGAGGAGAAGGGCCGCTAGAGAAGAAAGAGAGGCTGATAAAACAAAAGACCCCGCCGTCGCGAGAGCCTTACGGGCGAGTGCCGCTCAGAGAAGGGCAAGCCAGCCTTCCATCAGAACCCCTCAAGATAAGAGGCAAGAAATGGAAAGAGGTATGCAAAAAAGGGACGTGCTACAGGACACCTTGGAAATGGGCCAACAAGCCGCTGGCGGGGCTGTTGTGAAAGAATCGACTCTCGGAACCAGCGACGGTAAAGGTCTATCGAACGGGTATCGTCTCGAAACCACCGCTAAAGGTGGGGTAGGAGCGAAAGCTCCATTAGGTGATAGGGGAGGGAAAAAAGATGACAATAAAAAAACAGGGGCCTTAGCTTACCAAGATGACGACAAACTTTTAGGGATGTC